CAAGTAGTTTTTTGAAAGCTTCAAAATCAAGCAAAGCAATATTAAGTTCATGCTTTATTACATCATAGCCATCAATAAAAACATACTTGTGAATAGTCCCGTTGATACGAACTTCAGAAGGGGGGGCTACTGCGTATCTCCGACCAAATAAAAACTCTATCTTAAACACCTCATCAGGGTCACTAAGCTTAATTGAACGCTTTTCAAAATTTTCAGGAACATTATACAGCCCATACCAATAATGATGCCCTCTTCGGGTTTTAACAGTAACCGTTGGAATAAATTCTTCTTGTGCCTCAAACCAAGTAATAGCTTCGGGACTATCGCAATCGATAATAAGCAAATTGTTAAACCCAGATACTACGCCGATATTGCCTTGATGCTTTTCCCAATAATAATCAACTTTCCCTGTTTCATATACTTTGTCTAAATCAAACCCTTTTACAGGAACTTTTGAAAGTTGAGCGAGGGGAATTACAACGAGACCATATTTGCGATATAAACGCAGAAATTTTTTTAGCTCGCTCATTTTTTAACTCTGCAAGCTTTAGATTATTTACATAAGAACACTCCTCTTTTTAAAGCTTCCAATGTTTCTTTTAGTTTATCAAAAACTTCTTCTGGGATATCTTTTCCCTTGACATAAACTACAGGTCCTTGATGAAGCCAGAAGATTACTCTTTCCCTCCCTTCATTATCTTTGTCAAATTCTGTGATGGGGACTACACAAAGATTAATGTAAGCATCACCAAGTTTAAAAATCATAATTTCACCTCCTAAAAAAATTTTTCTACTCCTCAACAATACATTACAGCACATGTCTTCTTTACACCCCTTTCCATCTCCGCACAACTCCGCTCTTCACCACCACTACATCGCACTCAACCCAGACGTCTCCATATACCACTTCACCTTTTCAAGAGACACTACCACCTCTACATCACACTCAACCCAGACCGCTCTTCTTATCACTTAAACCAATCATGACCGTCACCTTACTTTACTTGTTGTCACTTAACTAATTCACTACTCCCAGTCACTACACTACCCCTCGTTTCTTTTTTCACTACGAGCACTCTACTACCGCATCCCTACTCGCAAACAACCTTTCTCATAACACTTCACCTTACCTTTATTATCACAAGTTCCTGATTTTTTACAACCTTCCAACAACCATGAACACTCGCCGGAAATCTCGCTACCTCATTCTCAAATCTCTTACCCCTTTTATTGGCAGACAACCAAACTGCCTCTTCTCCATCTTCTAAATAAATCCATATTGCATTTCTTCCACCTGTATGAACTACCTTGTCCCACGAATAAAATTCACCCTCTATAACAATTCCCTCAACTTTATGTCCAGATAAATGTTCTGGGATTTCTTGCCCAATTCTACATCCACAAGGATACCAATATGCTACCTTATTAGGTGAACAAAACTTGCAACTACAAAGCACACCAAGAACCTTCATCCCACTCACCTCCCACATTTATTTTTTTTACTCCTTTCAAACCCTCATAAAATTTCACAATTAACTTTCCTCTACCGCACATATCCCATTCAGACAGAAACACTCTTTACCCCGACCTCTTTATTGTAATCTTTTTTACTTTTCTTTCTTCATTCGTTACATTAAACTCCTTCACCACATATCTGCCATATCTTGCTGTCCTCCACCCCGAATGACCCCATTGAATACCATAATCGAGAATTCTTTTAATATGTTCAGCAGTTGGTATCTTGTCCTTTTTCTCAATATCCCAAATCACCACTCGAAACTTTAATTCCGCTGGAGGATTTATTATCTCAGAACTTGAAATAGTAACAATCCTCTGTGCTCCTACCCAAGATGCAAGGGGTCTTGATAAAATACTATCAGGCTGTTTTATCGGCTCTCCGTTTCGCAAAATGGGAATTAAATCAGCCTCTGGACTTATCCCTTTCTCAATATCCCACCCATAAGGAAAAATATCAATAAACCGAGATATCGCATTCCGCAACCAAGTTTCCGCCATCCTATACTGAACTATTTCTTTAAGATGTCCTTTAATTTGATGGTGGCTCCAGCAAAGAGCCCCCTCTTGATTGCGAAGAAAAACTTTAAGCTTTTTGTTCTCAAACTCATCATCTTCACTTTCCATCGACATAAGCTCCTGTTGAAGCCTCTCAAGCCGCATCTCTAAAACTTGCCTCTCTTCTTCATCTTTTACTTTCGATAGCTTCTTCTCGGTTTTTTCGATTTCTTTTTTGATACGCTCCTCAAAATAAGTTATTCCTATATCATCTACTGGATTAATGCCGAGGATCGGTGTAATATACTCAATGGCTACATCAATTATTGTTGGCATGCTCCACCTCCTTTTTTGATTATTTTTTGATGAGAGACTATCTGTGATAATGCAATTTTCTGACATATAACCATTAGCTCATCTATTTCATCCTCGCTACTCAAAACTAATCCATACTCCTTATAAACATCCCATACATTGTAAATCTCAATTTTGTCGGGATATTGATAAATTGTGAAATAGTTAGTTCGTATTATTTGTGCCATAGTCTCCACCTCCAGCAAATTAAAAAAATCGGGCTGGGGGGGGGTTGAACCCCTCCTCCCCTAAATCTTTCGAACTTAGGGACGCTCTCCACTGAGCTACCGCCCGATTAGCTCACTCTGCTAAGGACTAAGTCGTAGTCGAGGGATCGAAGCTCCTCTTCTGACAAAATTTTGCCCTCAGGTAATCTTGTCCTGAGGACAAAGTGGAGCCCCGCATCGCCTTCCTTCATTTTAACGGCGATGCGGTTGTAGGGGATTTCTACCCCCAACAACTCTGTAAGAACTTTGGCAGTCGCCTCATGCCCGACCGCCGAGGTAAAAGACATTTCCTTTACAATCTTCCGAGCCGTCTCTAAGTCAATTTTCCACAGAGACACTACGTATCCCTGCTTATTTTGAAAATCAACTGGAACAATAAGTGAATTAAGAATGTAAAGCATGCTCCACCTCCTTTTAGTTTTTTTGCTGATTTATAATTTTTACTTCGTAATTCAATTTAACGACACATTCCACCGCATCATCATACATACAATCTCTTTCATCATCAGGAATTTTTTTTACATCCCAATCGATAAAATGAATACAAGGATTGTCTATATTAAAAAATTCATCACAAGATACACAATAATAAAGAATACTGCTCTTGATCATAAGCCCCTTTACTATCATTCTATCTCTCCTTTTTTTCGTTTTTTTGGTTGATTACTTCCCAAATACCCTCCTTGAGCAAATCAGATTTCGTTCTGCCGAGCATTTGGGCTATCTTTTTAAGCTTCTGATACTTCGAACTCTTGACTGCTGTTCCTATCCTCTCTTCCACCGTTTTCTCTTTCATACTCTCCCTCCAGATATTTCTTACAAAGATGGTCAATTGCGCGATCAAAAAGTTCGCTATAACTTATTTTCTCTTTGCTACAATAATCGTTAATCTGAGAAAGAAATTCCTTCGAAACTCTAAACACTATTATTCTGTGTGCCACTTTTATTCCTCCGCTCTTCTATAATTTCTGATACTATCTCTCTTGCTACTGCATATTTTTTGGCTTCTTCAAAATTGTTGTTCAATACATGCACTGCACATAGCCGACTGAACATCCTCTGCATTGCTTCGTAGTTTGAACTTTTAATGATGCGTTCTCTGACTTCTTCCATACCTGCCCAAAATAACTCTTCACCTACTAATTTTTTTATACTCTCAAGATATGCAGTTTTGATTATCTCCATTTTTCTCCCTCCTTCTTTTTTATCCCCTCCGAGAGATCCCCTCGGAGGAGATTATTCCAAAAAATTATCTCTGAATTAATTTTTTAAAACGCTTCACTATTTTTTTCACAAACCCCTGACGCTCAAAATCTTCCCTCTTTAAAAAAACCCAATGCCCATCCTTCCAAAGGGTCAAATATTTCGGCACTCGAATTTCCTTCATAGCTCCACCTCCTTTTTTTAATTATAACTTGACTTTTTCTTCTTGTCAAGAGGGGGATCAAAAATCCCCCTCCTTCCGCTTAATGCAACATTTGGCTCAAATTCTCTACAATCATCTTCATAGTCTTAAATATTATAAACACAAAATCCGCATTCTCCTCAAACAGAAATATTAAAACCGAATTCTTAATCCCCTCATCACCATAAAATTTCTCGATTATCTCCATGTGTTCAATAAACTGCTCTTCAAATCTCTCGACAACCTCGCTCATCTTTGCCTCTTGTATCTCTCGAGGTAATAACCCAGATAAAATCAAAAACCATAAGTTCGAGCAATGCTTCTTCTGCACAAAATACATTATGCAAAGCCTCACAAGTAACGCTAAAAACTCCTCATCCGTCATCTCCCCCCTCTGCTCTAAATACTCAACCGCCCTCTCTAAACACGCTCGCTCAAAAGTCTTTGCCTCGTGATTAAATTCAAACTTTCGCAAAGTTTCTAAAATCTTTTTACCACTGATGTTCTCATACCTCTCAAGCACTTTTACTAAAACCTCGTCGTTAACTAAACTCTTCTCCATAGCTACACCTCTTCCGTTTTTATCCCTCCTCACTTACTCATCTCCAAACAACTTATCACAAACTGATTTATACTGATACTTGCACAACCCAAATGGGTCAAAATATTCAAAACCCGGCATCCCAGCTCTATTGCAATCGGGATCCGAATCTAAAGAATAACAACTGTAATTCCCCTTCTCATCCTTTTTAATTATACAAACATTCACTCCGTATAAACCACCATCTGTTACCTTTACTTCCTTAATCATCGCTACCACCTCCTCCGTTTTTTATTTTGCTTAGCTCTTTATCTATCAACTGAAATATTCTCTTTAGCTCCTCCCTTACTTTATCCTCTGTCCAGCTCATATTCACCCAATACCCTATCGCCTCAACTACCCCCAATAATCGCCAATCCTCCTCCAACCACTTATCAAACGCTACCGCTACATTTCCTTTAGCTTCGTCTAAACACTTCTCAAAATCCTGAAACTCTGCCCTAATTTCTAATAGTCGCTCTTCTCTCTTCATTTTTCCCCTCTCCTGCGTTTTTTCTCTTTTTCAAATTTTATCTTCAACTTTTTCATCACTAAAGCCCTAATCGTGTCTTCAGACCAACCGCTTTTTCCTTGCCATAATCGTCTACCTTTCTCCGTAAATAACAACTCAAAAAGCTTTCCTTCTTCAATTGCTCGCTCAACTATTCGTTCGATGCACGCTTCAGGAAATAACCTGAAACTTACAGGCATGGCTCCACCTCCTCTTGATTTTTTTCAAACTGCAATTATACTGTTCTTAGTTCTCTTCCATATGCATCACCCCCCTTTCTCTGGCTCCACCTCTCGCCCCCGCAAATGCGGGGGTGCTTGAATGTCAATTGTGATTGTACATCTCCATTAAAGTTTTATAATAGGCAATTCCTTAAGCTTCTCTTCAACTCTCATTTTCGCTTCTAATAAAACTTCCTCCTCATCATCATAATAGTCTCTTAAATTTTCCATGGTCTCCTCAAGCAATCTTTCATAAGCTTCATTCCAATCTTCTAATACATTGTTATACCAAAAAAGGCGTCTCCTTCCATATTCATTAAACCAACTCGGAAACTTCTCAGGATACAATTCATGTAATCTATCTGCTATGTATTTCCATTTCGCTTCATAATGAGATTTACGATTTTCAATTGTTTCTGCGTCGCACTCGAGAATAACGTAAGGAATAAGTCTACGATTAGCATCAATGGTGCTCCAGAGATATTTTTTAACATTTTTACTCATAGCTCCACCTCCTTCGTTTTTGTTTGTTCGATTTATTCGTTTTAGTTTTTTTAAAATTTCAGCACTTAAAACCTGCTTCACCTCATCACTCATCACCTCCTCACTCTATATATCTACCCCCGCCCCATAAAGGACGAGGGCTTAATTTTACTCAATTAATTTTACTCAAAAGGCAATACTTCATATCTATCTTCGATTAATTTCATACCATCCCATTTTTTGTAATAAATGTATTTTGCGCTTTCGCTTTTTACTTTTCTTCCACTTCTGATTTTTTTCTCATAATTGCACTCACGCTCAACTGTTGCTGGAATTAACGGAATAAACACTACATAAGTGACATATTCTTCATATGTAGTATAAGACACTCGATAAATTTCAGGAATGCCTTTTCTTCTATATTCTTTATACAGATAAACTTTCCCATCTATAATTCGCAAAATATCATTACGGTAACTTACGTGCGATGTATCTGTGCTTTCATAATATGTTTCACTCCGAGAACTTCTATAAATTTGAAAATACGGGACTTTTAAATCATAAAGAAACCTGAGAATTGCTGAATTTACATCTCCCGAAAAATGATAATCGATTTCTTCAATTGCCTTTTCAGGTATTTCTATCTCTTGCTCAGTATCGACCCTCTGTAAATAATATTTCCCGTCTTCTTCTCTTACTTTCAATCTTCCATCAAGGTTCTCCCTTATGATTGTGTTTACAAATTCTAAATCATACTTTTGCATCATAGCTCCACCTCCTTCTTTCGTTTCTTTCGTTTTTTTCGTTTTTTTCTTTTTTATTTTTTTTCTTTTGCTTTTTGCTCTTTAGCAAGGGTCCCTACATCTCATCGCTCCACCTCCGCCCCTGCACCGTTGAGGCACAGGGGCAATTGATTATTTTGTATATGCTCGTTCGGCTTCTTCAATTATTTGAAAAATGCCTACTGTGTTCTCTTGCGATAGCTCTTTCATTTTTGCTATACAATAATTGTCAAGCTTCCCTGAATATGCTTCGGCATATAAGAAAATTTTTATTGTCGTTTCTTCATCAATCTCGAGAACTTTCTTTGACCGATTTAGCAACTTTTGCGATGGATAAATCCAGAAAGGAAGTACTACCAACACTGCTCTTGCAACTGGATCACTCGGAAAAATCTTCAATCGAGGATGGGCACTCCTCATCGCATATAGCCCATCCTCCACTAAAACCACCGCCCTATTATCAGGGCAGTGGAGTAAATAAGTAAATGGATAATCGTAAAGCTCATAAAGTGTTCCTTTTACAGCCATGGCTCCACCTCCTTTATTTTTTTCTGCTTCTCATCTTAGCTTGACAAGACTAAAAAGTCAAGCTTGATTTTAGCTTGTCTTAGCTTGTTTTAGCTTGTTTTTTAGCTTTAGCTTGCTTTAGCTTGATTTTTCTTAATTTTTCTTGAGGTTAGTAAGTTTTAGAGGCATAAAAAACAAGCCTCTTGACTTAGCCTTGACCAATCTAAAACAAACAATCATCCCCCGACTCAACCACCCTCTCACCACCCCTCCCCTTACCCACCACTTCCTTAGTCAACTCCTCTACCCTCCCCCAATCAATCACATACCTGCTCGCTACCCCCCTAACCTCCTTACCCCCACTACCAAAACCTACCACCACCCTCACCGGAATACAATACTGCCTCCGCCCACCCCCATCCACCCGATACAATAATAACCCTACTTCACTCAATAACTTCAATACCTCACGCCTACTATATCCCCCCTCTAACACCCTCTCCAATACCCCCTCCATAGTCCTACCCCGCAAATATACCCTCATACGCCTCACATCAAATCCCTCCGCCTCACCCCTACTATACATATCAACCCACTCCCCCCTAAACTCCCATAACCAATACAAAAACCTCTTAACTATCTCTACCTCCTCCCCACCTAACTCACTCAACGATAACCGATAACCCACTACTACCCCCTTCCCCTTCCTTACCTTCCTCCCCATCACCACATCCCTTAAAACCTGAATGTCTTTCCTCAACCCCTCCACTACCTCCACTAAATTACCTAACTCCTTCATCAGTAAAACTATCGCACCCTGTAAATCCTGAACCTCCATCTCCCCACCTCCTCTTTTTTCCCTTAATCATAATCCAACCCTGATACATTGTCAAATTGTATCATAGAAATTACTCCTAAAACAACTAGCTCGCCCCCTCCCCTTATATACCCCCCCTCCTCTCCCCCACATCCCTAATACATTACTATAGCTTACAGTTATTACATTTTTTGCGTAATGACTAAAACCTTTCTTTTGCCTAATCTGCATTGCCCTCATTACACATAAAACAATTATTACAGCCTTTTCCCTATATACCCCCTCCACTCTGTAATAACTGCTTCACTTTAGGAGCAAAGCTCCTGCCCTTCGGGCACTATATACTGATGTAATATCTGTATTAATACTGTTGAAATACTGATTAACTCTAACACTCTGTATATATGTTATATGTTTACAAAACTGTTTACAATCTGTATATCTGTATTCTGTAATCTGCATTTTTGACGGTGTCAATTTTTTGACAGTGTCAATTTTTTGACAGCTCGATTTATTGACACTTGTCTATAAATCCAATAAAACACATTCCCACCCAATCAGTATTTATGCGACCTCCGAGACACTCAGTCCTGAAACACTGCTTAATAATTTATAGACGCTAATCTATAAATCAGTATTCTGACAGTGTCAATTTTTTGACACTCTGATTTATAACCTATAATCCCTGTGGAACAATCACCCCCCAGTCAGTATTTATACACCTTTCGGGACACTCTTCCGTGGAACATTTTCCTATTATGCACTTGATTAATAGACCACTGTCAATAAAATAATAGACTAATGCCAATAAATCGATGCAAAGATAAAGCATTTAGTATTTTTTATTCTGCCTTTCGGTAATCAGGCATTCGAGAAAACAGGATTAATTAACTGTTGTCTATAAATCAATCTGTATCTATTCATTCGCTCATTCGCTCATTCGCTCATTCGTTTATTTGTTCAATTGCACAATCAATCAATGAGGCAGAGTGACAAAACGCAAACGAAAACTTTGTCAAGACTATATGAAAAATTTCACAAACTCTTGACAAAAATAAAAGTATGCTTACGGCTTGCAAGCTTGTTTTTCTTTTTTTAAAAAATTAAGCTACGATAAGAAAAAAAGAGAAAAAGAAAGAAAGAAAAAAAGAAAAAAGAAAAAACAACCAAAAACAGGATTTTAAAGGACTTGACAAATTAAAAAACTATGCTTATATTTGAAGTCAGAGAAGTTGAAATGGCAAGGCAAGGCAAGGCTTTAAAAAAAAACAAAAAAGGAGGTAGGCCATGGAAGAGATCAAAAGACAATTGAAGGCTTTTATTCTAGAAAAAGTAAAAGCCTCTGTTACACCAGAAAAACCCTATTTCTTTGTTCGCTGGAGCGGATTGTATGAACTTTGTAAGTATTATAATATAGATCTCATCGAGCTTATAGATGAAATGCATAATCAAGGTTTAATAAAAAAAGCTTTGATTAAAAAGAAACTTGCCATCACGCTTCCAGATATAGAAATATCGCAAAAAGTAAATAAAATACTCAAAGAATTTGAGGAATTTTTAAAGCGATAAAATAAAAACTTAGCCTTGCCTTGCCGGGGCTTGCCTTCAGACCTTCTGAGGGCAAGCCCTTTTTTTTTATTTTCAACTCCACACGGTGAAATTGAAATTAATTCGCAGTGAGCGCATTGGTCACATTGGCGTTTGTGCGTTTGAGGGCTTAAGCTTTCACCCCCCAAAGACAAATTTTTTTTATTTTTTCTTTTTCTTGCAATTTTTATCAGATTTATTAGTTTATTTTAAGCATTTAATTTTTAGTGAAGGGTGGGGGTTATGTCTGGGTATTTAAGTTTTTTCCCTTATGTGGGAGGCAAGCGGTATATGTTGAAGTATATATTGAGTATGATACCTGAGCATCGTGTTTATGTGGTTTATGTGGAGGTATTTGGGGGTAGTGGTAAGGTGTTATTGAACAAGGGGCGGAGTGAGGTTGAGGTATGGAATGATTATGACAGGAGGTTGGCTAATTTATTTCATGTGGTTGTATTTAAGTTTGAGGAGTTTTATGAGAAGGTGAGTGGGTTGGTGTATAGTCGGGAGTTATATAGGAGGTATTTGAGGGAGTTGAGGGAGGTTGGTAGGGTTGAGATAGGGGATGTGGACATGGCGGTTAAGGCGTATTATGTGTTTTGTTGTATGTTTTCGGGTGGTAGGAGTGGGTTTGAGAGTTGTGGGTTTAGTTTTAGTAGGAGGGGCAATATGGCTGAGCGGTATTGGAGGCGGTTGAAGGAGTTGGAGTGGGTGAGGGAGAGGTTGAGTGGGGTGGTGATTGAGTGTGATGATTTTGAGGTGGTGGTGGAGAGGTGGGATGGGGAGGATGTGTTTTTTTATTTAGATCCGCCGTATTTGGTAGAGAGTGCGGGTAGGTATTATAGTGGGTTTAGGGTAGAGGATCATGAGAGGTTATTGAGGTTATTGAGGCGGGTGAGGGGGAAGTGGTTGTTGAGTGGGTATGGGAATGAGTTGTATGATAGGGAGTTAGCTGGTTATAACAGGTTTGAGTTTGGGGTGGTGAAGTATAGTTATTATAGAGTGGGGGGAGATGGGAAAGTTAGCAAGCCGAGGGTGGGGGAGGTTTTATGGTGTAATTATGATGTAGGTAAAGTAACGTATTGTAATGGAGGAGGTGGGTTATTTGATTTGGTTGGTGGAGAGGTAGTAGAAGAGGAGGTTTAGGGCGTCTTGGATGTGGATGAGTTTAGGTGGTAGTTGGATGGGGGAGTAGTTTTTTTTGGGTTTGGGGATGAGTTTATGGGGGGTGGAATAGAGGTCAGTGATGGCGATGAGGTAGCCGATGGAGATGAGGCAGTTTATTGCGTGTTTTCTTGGGGAGTAGAGGTAGAAGTTTTCGATGAGGATGAGGGAGTAGTGGTGGGTGTGGAGGAGGTTTTTTAGGGTTGAGGCGAGGTATTTAGAGTTTAAGTCGTTGGTGAATTGGAGGGCGAGGGGTGGTTGAGTGGAGATGAGGGCTGAGTTAGAGGGGCCGGGGTCGATGGAGATGATGGGTGGGAGGTTGGGAGGGAGGTAGGGTTTGAGGTTAAGGTAGGTGATTTTGGTTTTGGTTATTAATGTTTTCATATTAGTTGAAATTGAAATTTTTTGATGCATGATTAAAGTTGGAGTATACTAAAGATTTGTGGGGAGGTCAAGGGGTGCCGTATATTTGGATACCGAGGATACCGCATAGGAAGCGGAAGGAGATGGAGAGGGTGGTTGAGCATGTGGTGGAGAGTGCGACGAAGGGAATGGAGAGGGAGAGGAGAGGTGTTGTGGTGTGTGGTTCTGGTGGTTATTTAGATGAGAAGCGGTTAAGTGAGATGGCGGGTAAGGCGAGGGCAGATGAGCAGGGCAGGGTAGCTGTGGTGAAGGGGGAGGGGGGGCAGGTGTATTTGAAGGCGGGTAATGAGGAGGTGGAGGTGAAGAGGAGTAAGTTTATGGTAGCTAATTTGGTGACTGGTGAGAAGAAGAAGATATAGAGGTAGGTAGATGGGGAAGAGGCGGTTAAGGAGAGCGGAGGATAGGGTTCAGTGGGATGAGCGGGTGGAGTTTTTAGGGGTTGATGAGGTTCTTGAGATAGTGTCTGTAGCTAAGGCTCAGCGTGATTTTTTGATGCCTCGGTGGGTTGGGGTGATAGAGGAATTATTTAAGGTGCAGAGTGGTTTAGATTATATGATGCGGTATGTGAATTTAGTATCGTCGTTGATATATAGTGCGGACAATATTTTATTTGATTTGGAGTTTGAGGATGAGGTAGAGGATGAGGGGGTATTGAAGTTAGGGGAAAGGTTGAAGGCGAAGATAGAGAGGAATTTTTATGAGTTAGGATTTGATTATCAGTTTTATTTAGCGTCGTATATAGGGGAGTTATTTGGGACATCGGGGATTTATTTAGCACCGAGGGCTAAGGGTCGGGCTAAGGCTATTTTGATATATCCTTGGGACCTTTATTTTTATTATCCGCAATTAGGAATGGATGATCCGTCGCAGGTGGTAGTGCGTGTAGTGCGGATGAGCAGGAAGGAGGCTGAGAGGAAGTTTGGTGTTGATGTAGCGGGGCAAGCTGAAGTGAGTGGTGAGTTAGGGCGGGCGATGTTGATGAGTGATTTAGATGAGAGGGCGTTGAAGCGGGTTCAAGAGTTTGTTGAGCGGAGTTATGGGACGGATGAAGGATTGGAGTTAAGGTCGGTGTTAGAGGATTATAGCGAGAGGTTTTTTGATTATTTGAGGTATTTGTTATTTGGTCAGGGGAGTTTGAGTGGGCAATTAGTGAATATATATGAAATTTGGTATAAAGATGGAAATTTGGGGCAGGTATGTAGGGCTGTTGTGGTAGGGGATAAAGTAGTTAGTCATGATGCGATGTTTGAGTTGAGCGATTATCCTTTTTCTGTGTATAATTCGGAGCCGATTTTAGGGATGACTGGAGTAGGTTTAGGGACTGGTGATAAGGCGTTAGTGATACAGAGAGAGATAAGGGAGTTGCATGATTTATTAGATGAGGCGACGAATAGGTTTGTGAGACCGACGATAATAGTTATGCATTTTGGAGGGGCGTTAAGGAAGGATGAGATAGTTAATGGGATAAGGAAGGGGGATGAGGTGATAGATATAGATAGTCCTGACACGAAGATTGAGGAGTATGTGCCGAAAGTTAATTTAGAGGCGTTGTATGCGTTGATACAGAGGAAGGAAGAGAATTTGAGACAGACTTTAGGATTGATGAGTGATTTAATATTTGGTCAGAATGTTTCAGGGGTTAGGTCGGCAAGTCATGCTCAGTTGATTAGTATGTTTGCGTCGAGCCATTTGAAGACTAAGGCGTTGCGTTTTGAGAAGTTTATAGAGGAGCTTATGACGCTTTATGGGCAGTATATAGTAATGTATGATGAGCGGTTTGCTGGGTTGTATGGGGTGCCGTTTAGGGTGGAGGTGTATGCACATACGAGTAGTCCGATAATGGCGTTGAATTATCAAGAGATATTGGCGGGATTAGTTGATAGTGGTTTAGTTCCGAAGGAAGTATTGGTTGAGATGATGCCGATACCGATGAAGGCGAGGGTTAAGAAGGAGTTGAAGAGACAGGAGAAGATGGCTGAGATGATGGCGATGGTGGAGATGGGTAAGGTGGGGGGAAGTAAATGAAAGATTGGTTAGGTAGGACTTGGGATTTTTTGGTGCAAGGGTTAGGGGGGTTAATAGCGAGGCAAAGATGGGTGGATTATAAGAGGTGGACTGATTTCCCAAATGGCAGGTGGGTAGCACCAGAAATGATACGAGTAATTGAAAGTGAAAGATATGAAAACCCTTCATATAAATTTTTCTGGTGGTATTTAAGATTTGGTAATTTTGTTGGGAAGATTTTAGGGATTTTAAAAATTTTAAAAACTGAAAGAATTTCAGTTCATTATTCTTTACGATTTTTGGTAAGTTTAAGACAAACAGGCAGGTGTTTGTTTAGAGTAATTTATAAAATACGATCATCTAATCTTTTAAAAGTTTTAGGTCAAGGTTTAGGATCATTAAGATTTTGGATAATTTCTACAGGAGTTTTAAAAGTTTTAGGTCAAGGTTTAGCAATTATTAAGATACCTTTACAAATTTTAGGAGTTTTGAAAGTTTTAGGATTTTGCAGTTTCTTTATGAAAATATTGCTTCAAATTAGAGGTGATGTTAAAGTTCAGGGGGATGCATGTATTACTCAGTATGTTTCTTGGCGACATTTTTCTACTTGGCAAGATTGGGCTAATGCGACAGGTGGGAAATGGTATTATAAATGTTAAAATAACATAAAGGAGGTGCGGATATATGCCACTTTATCCTCAAAGTAGTTTTGTTAATAACATTTACAATTCAATTTCTGCTATTGGACTTTTCAATAATGGGACTGAGTTATCAGGGGGCAATTATTCAAGGATTTCAATAACTCCTGCTACTCATTTGGAAATTACAAGTGATACAAATAATTATTATATTAGAAACAAGACACAATTAAGTTTCCCGCAGGCATCAATTGATTGGGGGACTTTTAATCAGATAGGGATATTTGTTAGGGCTGATTTATGGTTTTTGATTGATGTTTCTTCAAGGACGGTTAGAGCAAATGACCAAGTTTTTATAGATGTTGGAAATTTACAGATAATTATACCTAAAAGTATAAGTTAAAGTGAGGTGGTAGAGATGTCTTATACAAGCAGACCTTTTAATTATACAGGAACTTTACCTAATCAAGTTCAAAATGATTTAAATTTAGCTAATGATAATTTTGATATTTTAGGGCAAGCATTTTTAAATAACGACCCTTCCAGCAAACCAATAAAAAGAGCGGTTTACATAGGAGCAACTCCGCCAGCTGGGGCAGTAGCTTCTACTTTGTGGTTTGATACATCGGTTACTCCTCCAGTTTTAAAAGTATATAATGGAACGAATTGGCAATTAGTTAGTAGTTCTAATGCTGACACCGTAGATGGGTTTCATGCAAGCCTTACACCAGCACCGAATACAATAGTTCCTCTTGATGCAAATGGAATTTTGGATTTGAGCGGGACTTATGTAAAGAGCAATGTTTACACATTCAGGCGGGTTAATTTAACAAATGCGACGAGTGATTATATGTTGCAGGTTGGAGAAGAGGCGATAATTAATTTTACGAACGCTACGAGTGTGCCGTTGAGGATTGCGACGCAGAGTGGGACTTATTATGAGATGGATGTAGTTGTATCAAATAACGTAAGCACAAGTGGAGGGACGCCCAGAGAGGTATTTTTAAATCCAAACAATACTCTTTATAGTAATGCATTTAGTTATGTTGAGATATTTAGAAATAATAGTGGTTTTTATAGCACTATCCATATTTATAGTGCTTTTAGATTAGGTTGGGCTATTGGAGATATACGAGTTTTTATAATAAACTTTACAACTCATAAAAGTATAAAAGGAATAGATATGCAAACAGGAACATCCGAGGCTCCTGTAGTTCATTTACATGCTACTTCATGGAACGACACAACTACAGCTTGGACTTCACTCGGGACAATCACATTTCCTCAAGCAACTTCGGGCTATATTTTAGTAAGGAGGTTAGCATAATGAAAGTGTGGGCATATATACACTCAGAACTTAACATTCTTTGCTGTGCTGTATTACCTGAAGCAGTGCCTCCAAATGTTGAAGCTATAGAACTTGAAGTAGAAAGTCCTGATGATGTGATTTTAGACAACGGACAAATTAGACTAAAAACAGAGGCGGAGAAACTTGAAGAGGTAAAGCAAAAGAAGCTTACAGAGCTAAAAACTCATGTAGCAACTTTACTTGCTCAAACTGATTATATAATCACGAAGATAGCAGAAGCTCAGATACGAAATGACACTGCAGAAGTAGAAGCCCTCAAGCAAAAATATGCAACCCAACTCCAGCAAAGGGAAGCAATCAGAGTTTGGAATGAGCAGATGAAGCAGGCTATAAAGAATGCTCAATCCCTTGACGAACTCCTCAGCCTTGAAATCAAATTTGGGGAGCCAACGAATGCTTCTTAAAATACTTAGCATCCTCCTTATTCTTTTCTTGCTTTCCGATGTTCTGTTTTATATTTTCTACAAGGAGGACAGCAAGTGATTAAGCAAAGAAGTGAAGTAAAGCTTTTGAAAGTAAGCGATGATGTGCGAGTTGGTGATGTATATGTGTCAGGAAAAAGTATTTTTAGGTTTGTTGGGACTTAAAGGGAGGTGAAAGATGCCTAAGAAGTTTGACCGTTGTGTTCGAAAAGTAATGCGGAAAGGTTATACTAAATCTCAGGCTTATGCGATATGAGCAAAATCTACTGGCTGGGTCAGGGGACCTGGCGGTAAGTGGATAAAGAAAAAGAAAAGGAGATAGAAATGACCCCAGAGACAGTAGTTTATTTATTGATTGCTGGGTGCATTGGTATTATATTTAAAATAATTTGGGATTGGTTAATTAGTTTGAAAAAGAACAACAGTATGCGAGAAATTTGTCGGCATCGATTTGAGATATTTGATGATGAAATTTGCAAACTTTATGAAAGAATTGAACGGCTTGAAATGAAATTAGAGACAACTTTGGATAAGCTTAATAAAAAAATAGATGAAAAGTTTGAGCTATTGATAAAAATGTTAACTAAAGACCGATCATAGGGAGGTTTTATGAATGGATATTGGAAGCAATTTGGGTGGCACTGGGTTATTATAGGTTTAGGGTTGGTGTTTTTTATAACAGGTTTGATTGGTTTATTTTATGAGCCATTTCAATTTGTGTTTAAGAAGGTGTTTCTTTTGTCTTTATGGTATGTATTTGCTTATTTGACAAGAGTTATTAGAATAGGTCATATAGATTGGGAAAGTGATGAGTGGGCTAAGAGGATATATTATATTGCTATTTTGCTTGGCAGTTCTTGGATTTTGGCAAACGGCTAAAGCCTCAGAGTGTGGGAAATTAATATCTAAAGTGAAGCAAGCATCGGAATTTGTGTTGGGGTTGGAGTATCCTTATTGGTATAATTTAGGGCAGATTGAGGCGGAGACGAATTGTCGATGGTTGACTTCTTTAGATGGGTGGGGTTCGGTTGGGTATGCTCAGTTGACTGAGAGGTTTTTACCTTGGTTGAGCGAGAAGTTTCCGAATTGGAAGGTTAAAGGGCATATGGATCATTTTATGGCACAGGCATATTTGATTAAACAATTAATTGGGCAGATAAATTGTAAAAGGTTATGGTGTGTTTATCAGTGTTATAACAGGTCGTGTTGGAAGGTTAATAGGGAAGCAGTGCAGGCTGGATGTGTATGGGAGAAAGCGTTTGAGTTGTGTAATGAACGATATGCGGAAAATGTTTGTGTTTGGAAGCTGGATGGTAAGTGTTCGCAATGGCGGACGAATTGCGATATAAATTACAATTATGGGTATAAAACTTGGAAGAATGGAATAAAATATAAAAATGGAATTTTAGAGCATATTTATCGGTATTGGTAAAGATTTATTATGAGAACAAAAATTTGGTATGAATTGTTAATTGAAAGTGCTTTTGATGGTAAAATTTTAGATAATTATGCTTTAGTTTTAAATGGTGCAGTTAGAATTAGCCCAAGGAATAGTAATGTTAAAAAAATTGTCATATCAAACAACTCAGAAGATGCTATTTATTTGGGAGCGAATGAAAATGTAAATCAAACCAATGGATTTCCAATATTTCCTCAAGATACGGTAATTTTTATTTGTTTTTATGATTTTTATTGTTATTTATATGGAAACAATCAAGAAATTAGAGTTTTAGAGGTTAGATGATGTTTATAGTAAGATCTGGTTTAGGTTCAGTAAAGTGCATTAATCAAGTAGAGATTAGTTCACAACCACCAACTTCTCCTGTCGAAGGACAATTATGGCTTGATACTTCAAGTGAGCCTCCAATTTTAAAGGTGTTTAATGGGTCTGTATGGGTTGTAGTTGGGAGTAGTGAGGTGGGTGGTTATGAGGTTATTAGTAATGCAGATATGGTGGACGGATTTCATGCAAGTCAAACACCAGCTCCTAATACAATTCCTGTTTCTAATGAGGATGGAAAATTAGACCCAGAGTGGTTGCCTGACTTAGAGGTAAATATATCTGATGTTATATATGTTACTGCTGATGGGAAAGTTGGGATAGGAACGACAGAGCCTTTGTCGAAGCTTTCCGTAAAGACCTCTGAGGTGTCTTTAAGTCCAGTTCGAGTTGATGCTTTATTTGAAATGCCTATGTCGACTACTGGTTGGCTTTATAAGAAACCGATAACGATTTCTAATGCTGCTGGAGATTTGACAGATTATCAGGTTTTGGTTGTTTTGGATACTCAAAGTTTGATTTCACAGGGTAAGATGCGTTCTGATTGTGGAGATATTAGATTTTTTGATAGTGATGGGACTACTTTGTTGGATTATTGGATAGAGGATGGAATTAATACACCTAATACGAGAATATGGGTGAAAGTTCCTTTTATTCAAGCGAATTCAACGAAGACGATTTATGTTTATTATGGTAATTCGAATGCAACGAGTTTAAGTTCTGTTGCAAATGTTTTTATTAGAGAGATAAGTGGGTTAGTAGGGGCTTGGGATTTTGATGAGGGTAGTGGAACGGTTGCCTATGATAAATCTGGATATAATAGAAATGCTGTTTTGTATGGTGGGGCTACTTGGGCAAGTGGTAGGTTTGGAAGAGCTGTAAGTTGTGATGGAGTGGATGATTATATAGAGATAGGAGGTAATATTAGTCCGACGAGCCAGATAACGCTTGCTATTTGGGCTTATGTTACTGGTGATAATGGTGCTAGCAATCAGGATTTAATTAGGAAAAGTTTAAGTAATGGGCAGGGGTATCATATAAGGTGGAGGCATGGCGATAATTATGTGCGTTTTTATTTGAATATAAATGGAGTTTGGTATAATATTAAAGATCCGACTGTTAATACGAGTTATTTGAATGGTTGGCATCATTTTGTGGGAACTTATGATGGAAGTAAAATGAATTTCTATGTAGATAATGTTCTAAAAGGTAGTTTAAATGTGTCTGGTCATATTACATATGATTCCTCGACTGTTACATGGTTAATGAAAGAGGGTGCAGGTTATTTGAGGGGTTATGTGGATAATTTTTTCATTTTTAATCGGGCGTTAACGGCAGAAGAGGTTTCAGATCTTTATAATAATTATGGATATGCAACTGCAAGTTATCCAGGGAAGGTTTTGGTTAGGAAATATGTTAGTCCAGAGCCTTCAGTTAGTATTGGTGATGAAGTAATAAATTCAGATATATCATTTGAAAGATATTATCAAACAGTTTTTTACATTCAGGAAGGAACGGGTAATGTTGGTATTTGGACGACAGAGCCTACTGCGAGATTACATGTATCGGGGGCTGTTAAAGTTGATGGTAGTTTTAATGCAAAGGTTCATGTTGTTAGTAATAATACATTGCTTGGTAATAATCATTGTATAGTTTTAGCTAATGCTTCAAGTAGACCTATAACGATTACTCTACCTTTTTGCGTCTGAAAATCAAGGAAGGTTATATTTCGTTAAGAAGATTGATAGTTCTTCGAATGCGGTAATGATAGTTCCTCAGACAGGAGAAAGAATTGATGGACAGACAAGTATGAGTTTGACTACGCCGAATAGTGTAGTGCGGTTAGTTGCAAGTGGTTCAAGTTGGTATGTTATTTAGAAAAGAAGGGTAGGAGGTGAATGGTATGGCGGAAGCTATTGTAGTGAAGCTCGAGCAGTATCCACTGACTGAACCGCAGGGATGGGTAGTAGGGTTTAATGTGGTGTGTAATAACGGGAGGAGTTTTTATATTGAGACTGTTATTGATTTTAATAAGGCAACGACAGATGAGGTGGCAGTAGAAGTAGCTTTAGAGGAATTAAAAGAAACAATACAGAATAAAGTTAGTGAGCTTGAAAATAAACCATCAATATTAGGAAAAAGGTTTGCTTTGTAATGAAGCGAATAATTTTTATTTTTCTTGGGTTAGGTTTATTGTTTGGGTTGATTTTTTTCATTTGGTATAATCATAAAGAAAATGCAATTTTAAAACAAGCATTGCAACAGCAAGAACAAATGATTAAGCAGAAGGAGGAGCAAATACAAC